TTGCAATCGCAGCTACGTGAAACACAACGTCAATTCCTGTCAAATCAAACGAATCTGAATTACAAAGGTTTTGAAGTTTATGAACCTTAACCTTTGAATTGGAATAAGTTCCTGTTTGGCCATTATCAATCCCAACAACTTCATGTCCCAATTCCAATAATCTTTCTGTTAAATGACTTCCTATGAAACCTTTCCAACCGCTGATCAATATTTTCAAATTGTCATCTCCTTCTTAATTTTATATTTGTTCATTTCTTTTTAAATTTTTGTAAATCAAATATCCAAGCAAGCCAAGTATCAAAATAAAGGAACCTGTTGCTACAAATATTCCAATCTGAGGTGGCAGTATCATTGAAAAGATACACATAAATGCCAAACTAATAAATGATGTTATCCAAGTATTAAAGGTCATAATTTTCTTTAATTATTTCCCACGTTTCTTTCATCAGCCAAACCCTGTCTTCAATCGGAAATCCGGTGAAATGCCAAACATAGGCGTATTTTAGGAAGTAAGGAGTCGGATCAACTTTCAATTGCCAATTTCCAGTGAACATATTCTTTCGGTGAATGGATAAAAGGTTCCATTCTGGATCAAGAACTTTAACTGGAATACCTTCCTTTTGAATGAAGAAATTCAAAAGTGTTTGTTCTTTTCCACCACCTTTAATTGCGTGAATTTCATCTTTATTTTCAATATAAAAATCCAATAGATTCTTAAACAAAGGTAAGTGCTTATTACCGAAGAACAAAATTCCAGCGTTCAAATATTTTGTTAAATCAATTTTGACATCGGCAAAGAACTTTTGCCTGTCTGAAATAGAACCTAAGAGCCAATTCAAATCACAAAGGTCGTTTACCCCGTAAATTCCTTCATCTTCGATTTGGTCAAAGATATTAGGAGCATCCCAACGAACAATTGTATCAGAATCAACCAATCCAATTTTATCGTATCGTTGACCATAATGGTGAATAAGTTCCTTATTCCATATCGGAAATTCGTAATCACCTTCGTTTTGGTCGATAGTCAAGAAATCAATCCCATGTCGATTACAGTAATGATACCATGAATATACAGAATATTGCGCATAATCATTGCAATTGACTTTTGATTTTGGGTCAGAAATATTGACCATGTAAATGAGGTTCATATTTAACTAAATGTCGGATTGTAATTTGTTTCTGAACTTGATTCATTTTCTACCCAATTTTCACCAGCTCCGGAACCACCAAACTGACCACCTTCAAAAGAACTTTCATTGAAAATTTCTCCAACAGGCATTGTTGGTTCGGACATAAAAATTTCAATATTCTCTCGATGTGTCAAATAATTAATGAAATAATCACTTACTTGATTATCATCAGTGACGTGAAATCCATTGTCATCTCGCTTCACTTTTCCGGTTGAAATTGGAGTGAATTCTTTAATTCGCTTGTAATATTCACGCTTTTCAATGTCACCATGCCAAATGTGAAATAAATTTCCTTTTGCGTATGAAATTCCTGACATATATAAACATCCATTGAAATTATACGCAAGACTTGACCATTCGGTTATATCTTCTAAATCACCAAAACTCTTTGAAATACATGAACAAGGAATTTGACCAACAAACGCATGAGCCATGATGTGATCTGCGCCGCCAATCAATGCATTATCATACAATCCCCCAATTTTTTTCAAATATTCAGTCCTTGCGCCCCAAGCAAATCCAACGTGACCATGAATGTCGTAATCATCGGAAATCGCATTTTTTGGATTATCTTTAACGTTGGCTCCAAACGATCTCCAATATTTGTGATGCTTGGCAGATAAATCAGGAGCATATTCATAACCAATTTTCGCCTTTCGTAATTTTTCAAATGAAGGATTTTCTTCATCTCTTTCCAAATGAACGCAATATTCAAAAGGTTGAACAACATTAAACACTTCAAGTTCTTTACACGCATCAACTAACCAATTTTTATTGTCAAAAAGCACATCAGTATCTAACCAAAAAATGTACTTAAATTTCCCTTCTTCGATTATTTCATTAATAATTTTATTCAATAGCGTTTCCTTATGCCAAAACAATTGGCGGGTAGTTATTGTTTCCTTTGAACCATTTTTTGAAATATGATTCGAAATTTCTGGAAGACCGCCTTCCAACACACCTTCCAGTATCAGGTAATTCAAATGTTTTATGGTATCAAACCATTTATCAAATGCTTTCTTTCTATATTCGTTCCGTTGCGGATTGAAATAACAAGCAATTATGATCGCATCTGGATTATTTTTGTAACCAGAAGTAAATAAATTATTGATTATTGACAGTAATTTCATTCTTATTGTTTTTTTCCAAATCCGCTAGATTTCTTAGTTGAAACTGAATTTGAAGACGATGAACTTGATTTTGAACCAAATCCGGAACTTCTTTGGGTAGAAACAGAAGTTGATTGTGAAGGAGTTGAAGTAGTTGGTTTATATGAACCGAAGCCTGAACTTCGTTGTGTTTCCACTGGTTTACTTCCAAATCCATTACTTCGATTCGTTTCAACCGGACGACTTCCGAAGCCATTAGATTTATTTGTTTCTACTGGTTTAGAGCCAAACCCATTACTTTTTTGGGTTTGAACCTTTTCCTGCTCGTAAGTTTGACGGTATTGTTGTTGGCGTTCAGGGCGAAATTCATCGTCATTGCGATGCTGGTTGTAATAATTATGAACGTTCGTTACACCTCCCTGATCCATCAACGATCGATAAAGCAAGTAGTTCATCATTACTGATGTCCCATCTGGTTGAGGAACATAAACGACTTGTGGTTGAGGTTGTTGATAAACTGGCTGTTGATAGCCGTAGTTCTGATTTGGTTGATTGCATCCGCTTGAACAAGACCAGCACATGGACATAAGCAGAATTACAAATAAAGTAGGAATCCCAATGATAAGGACTTTTGAAAAAGTTGTTAAACGTGACATAATTTTTACAGGGGTTGCATATCTGCTGGAACGGTTCCAACAAAGGTTAGAGAAATGGATGGAAAACTTTCTTCGGTGAATTCGGCATAATCACCTTTCACTTTCGGTTGATAAATCCGAACAACAATATCGGCTTGATTGTCTACGTTCATGACGTAGCCAAGAGTACCGATGAATTCTTTTGGAAGGTTTTCGTCGTTTTGGATTTGGACGACATCTCCAATTTGCAATTTTCTTTCTTCTGTCATTTTTATGTGTTAATTAAATACATTTTTCGTTTATTACTGGACATTCATTATGTTCCCACCATTCGGAACCATCGTATTCACCCCGACTAGACCAAGTCCCATTTTCATACCAGATGGTTCCATACAGTTCTTGACCTCCATATCCGCTATCATAATTAAAATCAAGTTTTTTTCAAAAAATCTTGATAATCAGGCCCGGAATAGTTGACTTTCAAAATAGCTTCTATTTTAGGTTCGTCATAATACCTTTCGTTGGTTATAAAAGCACATTTGACTTTTTTACCAGAAGTGTGATTTATAAATTCTTGTTTTGCGTTCATATTTAAAGCCAGTAAATTAAAATTTTAGTGTCTGGATATACAAATTCATATTCTTCTACCACCCGCATAAATTCAACCTTTCCTTGCCACCACCCGTAATAACATTCCCGTTCGGAATCGTTAAATACAAGTAACGCCAATTTCGCGGCTTCTTCTGTTTCAAACACAAACGTTTCTTCACAATACAACTGAGTGACTGCGATCGGGTTATGACCATTTTCACGAAGTTTTTTAATAGATTCGGAAAAGGAAGAAAGCGATCGTTTATGATTGTACATAAATAATTCTGTTTAATTTACCACAAATATACGACCTTTTTCAGAATTAACCAAATAGTTTAACAAAGGATTAACACGTGAGGCATTTACAGCGTTTTTGTGTAAAGCTCATCCGACTTTTTAATCAATGCCGAATAATCCTTGAAAAATAATTGCACTTGTCGTTTCAAAACTTCATCTGATGGTCGGGTTCCTCGACTAACTCCTTCGGCAACAAAATTATCAGTTTCAAATACATCTTTAAACGTATCTTCCCATTCTTCCATATTGACTTCTAAGGCATCTTGATTTGCCCTTACGTCTTGGTCAAGTGGAGTAGGCGAAACTTCTATTTCAATTTTACCGATCTTAGGCGGTTTAATCCAAATTAAAAAGGAAGTTAAAAGGTTTTTGAAGTATTTAAGTAGGTTATTCATGATTTGGTTTTGAATTTTCTAAAAAGCTTCCAGATATTTGAATCAAAATCATGAATATCACCCGAAGCGGCTTCTGAAAAATTAAACGAGTATTTAAAATTAATAATCTTTCCTGTTCCATTACACTCGTTACAAGTTTCGGTGATAGATTCATATCGTTCATTATAAGTTATTGATCCAATTCCGGAACATTTCTTACATATTTTTATTTTTTGTGACATATTAATTTAAATTAAGGCAACTATACCCATTTACACCCAATTCTGTAATTGATTGATAATCAACTATTTGTAAGGCATGGAAATTATACATATCTTTGCATAAAAAACACTTTTGTATGAAACTTGGACAACCTTACCAAATCACATTTGAGAACGGCATCACCATTGTCTGTACCTTTTTAGGAGACAAGGATAATGTTCAGGATGCCGTTAAAATACTTGAATCTAATTCAGAAAGATTCGTCGTTGGTACACTGATTTCTTTGGATGTTATAAATATGATTCCGCAAAAGGATGTCATTCCTGTGAACCGTTGATATTTTGAATCAACAGCCCACATGACTTTGGTATGATTTTGAGGCAGTTGTTTTCGATTGTAGTTGAAAGTGGCTTGACATGAAACAAGTCGCCATTTTTCAAAATGTAAACAAATTTCGTTTCTTCGGAAATCAAACCGGATGGAATATCATTTTTAGTTTTGACAACCACATCCAACCATTTCCTTTCTGGTAAAATGTATTCCAATTCACTTACACTATCTATTTCTAAAACATAAGTTCCAACAATCAACGCTTGCTTATTGTAATTAAATTTTGATTTCAATTCATATTCTCCTTTCTTTTATAGTTGCCCATTTACACCCAATCTTATAACCAATTGATTATCAATGATTTGAAATTTTACTTGGTGTATAGTTTTTCCCTACCTCCAAGACATATTCTAAAATATTATATCCATATAATTCTGGCTCCATGAACGGGGCTTCTGCTTTCCTAAGTGCGCCGCGTTTATCGAACCGAAGGATATTGTCAACAGGTATCGTGTATTGTTCCCAATTTGAAGACCAAGTTTTTGATGCGTAAATTGTAAACGTACCAAGATTTTCTGAATGAATATCCATCCCGATAACAGCCCACACACCAAGCAGTTTGATGATGACCTTTTCATCGTTGTCAACCAATTGGCACATGGCACTTGATGGAACGTCCAATTTGTTAAACTCATCAACAACTTGCCGCAACAAATTTTTACCGCTTTCGCTGACTTGTTTTTGTTGGGCTAATTGTTGGAGTAGATTGATGTTGTACATTTTGAAAACGGTTAAAGCGTTCTTAAAAAATCGTACTATTCGGTTCAATTCATATTCTCCTTTCTTTTATAGTTACCCATTTACACCCAATTTCATAACTAATTGAATGTCAATAAATTACAAAATTAAAATTTTACACTTATCTTTGTGGTTAAAACTGCCATGATAAAATTAAAAAATGACGTTGCCCCGCTTCAAACCTCTGGCAATTTTGATTTTGCCGAACCTGCCCTTGTCATAAATAAGCACTTTGAGAAAAAGTTGCAGGCTCTTGAAGTAGGATTGAAAAAACTGAGTACCGGATGGGAATTTGAAACCTTTACCGTAACTGTTTCTGGCAAACTTAACCCTGACAAGCCTAACTCATTTGCGGATATTGACTTTAATTGGTCCGAATCATTAGTGCCAGAAGTCAATAAACAAATTCAACTTCTGAAAGATAACTTTTATTCAAAGCGATAATATTCATGCAAAACGTTTCCCAATCCCATGAAAAGCAAACGTCCATGTCTTCGCAAAACTCCTTATAATTTTCTTCTGGCTGGCAACTGAAAAATCGGTCTGCATCTCCAAAACAACAAATTTTAACTTTTTCCAATTTTCACATTCTCCTTTTCCCTATAACTATCCTTTTTTATCTGATTTCTTCTTTTTAGGCTTTTCGTCGGCTTCTTTCATGGCAGCCTTCATAATGTCAAGGAATGAACCTTTGACTTGTAATTTTTCATCATATTCACCTCGTTGCTTTTCGGGCTTAGGCGGTTTGTCCGATATTTTTTTCATGGCATTTCAACTTTGGCTTTCAACAATTGCGATTTCTTCGGGTGTCAGTTCGTACAATTGATAAACGATTTCATCAATTCGCTGTGTTGAGTGGGCAATTCTTCCTTGCAACTGGTCTATTGTTGACGGGTCGGAAGCATTTTGAATATCTGCGTTGAATTTTAGCAGATTTTCCACATTCTTTACTACATCGTCGTGCATTTTCTGTTCGGGGAAATAAATCTCCTTGAACGGCATTGCTTCCAATTCGTTAGTGCCGACATTATTATTTGTGCTTGTGAGTTTGAACCTCCATTGAAACAGTTTTGAATTGAGCAATCCTAACAGATATTTCAGGTCATATTTAGTCCCCTCTTTGACATGGATTGAATTGGTGGAATCGGCAAAATAAGCCTTTGGCTGGATTAGACTTGCCACAATCCTCAATCGTTCGTCAACTCCTGTTATTCGCTGTGTGGCAATTCTTTCAAGTGTAGCAACCTCCCTTTTGGAGTTTTTTTGAAGGAATTTTTCTTCGTTAAACCACTCTACTTTCCCTTGACTTACTTTTTTGTTGAACCTATATTGCCCAATTTGAACACCTTTAATCAATCTTTCGTTTACGGCAATTTCTTCCTCGATAAATTCTTTGTAGATAGTCTGGTTTATCTCTCCGCGACGAACTACAAAATCTTTCACTGTACCTAACCTTGCAATTCCTTTTGTTGTGTGTATTTTTTTAAGCACGACATAGTTCGCCTCATCAATCAATGGGATTGGAAGGTTATCTGGGTCAATTGCTTTCAAGTCACTAAACCTAATCGAACATTTTTTATGTTCGTCATTGAATGAATTTGCTGGATAGGTTCTAATCGTAAAATCTGATTCTTTTCGATTTGACAAAGCATCTTTTTCACCACAAAAAACGGTAGTGGAAAGTTTTGCCTCTTTAAAAATCCTCTTTGTTGGATTATCCTTTTGTGGAAAGCAATCAAATTCTAATTCGGCAATTGATGAAAGTAAAAACTCACGGGTATTGCTGCAACTTTTATCACCTAAAATTGACATGGGGACAATAAACCCAAATCTTCCAGCACTTTTCGTCAACTGAATTGATTTTACAATAAAGAACCTATACAAGTTTAATTTACCTCCCAATGCCGAAGTAAAACTATTATTGAATTGAATGTATTTTTGAAGTGCTAAATGTGGTGCTGATTCGCCTAATCTGTCCTTTTCCAAAACGTCATAAGGCGGATTTCCAATGATAGCATCAAATCCACCTTGATTAAACACTTGTGGGAAGGCTGATTTCCAATTGAAAGGCTTAATTTTCTTTTCGTCTCCAAAGTCCAACTGACCTTCGTAAAAATCAAAGTCAATTAGCGAGTTGCCACTTTTTATGTTGTTTTCAAGTGTTGGCAATACTCGCTCAAAAGTCATTGTTGTTTGCATGGATGCAGTTGTTTCGCCTTCCATGCACTTCATCAATAGGCTTAACTTAGTTACCTCAACGGCTTGCGTATCAATATCAACTCCAAAAATATTGTTGAGCAGGATTTGTTTTTTGACGTGTGTGGTTAACCTTCCATCAGGTGTTAATGGGCTGTCTTTCAGGTTACGGTTCTTTTTGTAGTTCTTGATATACCAGTCTGTGTGATAAACTAAAAGGTACTGGTACGCACCCAAAAGAAACGAGCCGCTACCACAAGCAGGGTCACAAATCTTTATTTTTGCGATTTCATCAGGCGTTTTCCCATCTACGAGTTTTCCAACTGTCTGCTTAACAATATAATCCACAATGTAAGGAGGGGTATAAAATACGCCGCCTGCTTTTCTGACTTCTGGCTTTTCTTCAACTATGGCTTGATGGTCAGGTGTAAGTCGAATAACCTTTCCCAAAAACCTTTCATAAGCCGTACCTAAAATTTCTACTCCGATAACCGAAAATTCATAGGGCGATTTTGGGAAGTACAATTCATCAACAATATTTTTAATCACCTCATTGTCAATGATTACAGACTTTGAAACCGTGTCCTTTGTAAAATCAAATAGCCCTGAATTGTATTTTCTATCTGCATCCTCAAATACCTGATACATATTGTGGAAATAGCCGCCTTCATCGTTGGAATTGACCAAACAGCCTTTTAGTTTTCCGTAAGGTTCTGCTCCCCTGTCTTCACAGTTGCGAATGAATACAATGCGATTTATATTCATTTGAACAAGGTAGTTTATATCGTCCTCATTCAAATGCTTGTTTCTCAACGCAATGGAAGTAGCGAGATAATTACGCCATTCATCCAATGACTTCAAAAAGGCAGTATCAACCCCTTGTGTGCCTTTTTTGATAGATTTTGCAAATTGGTCAAGGCTACCTTTTACCACCTGCTCCTTAGAAAATAAATCCCAAAGCCAGTCAAATTTTTCAAGATATTGATTGTAGGTAATGTATTTGTGTCTTGCGAAATCGGCTGTATCGGTCTGTTTAGGTTGAATAGTACAATCATAAACAGCAAATTCTTCAAAATCCGTTAGAATTGAAATGTGTACTTCTGGGTCATTCCAACCATAACGCCGAAGTTGATATGACGGAATAATATCCGTTTCTATCTTTACTGAGGGCTTTTTTGCTTCCAAGAAGAACTTTCTTTTACCCCCAATGCGGAAACTATAATCAGGGGCTTTGCTTTTACCTTCAATCTTTAACCTGTCTTCATGCACAACATCCCTGTCAGAATCTATGGCTTTGCGTTTAGTATTGTCTATATCCCAACCTAATGCCTCAAATAAGGGATTGATAAATTGATTTCTCGTTTCAGTTTCATTTTGGCTCTTTTTAAAAACCTCAATTTGACTGGCAAAGTGTTCAACCAATCCAGCAATCTTATCGTATGCTTCTTGTTTTGACGGGCTATTTTTCATATAAAACTATCCTTGTTAATCAAAGAGTTGCATTTTGCAAAGGAAGTAAAAAACTTGAATTTTTCTTTTAAAAAAATTTGGATTTGTGTGTAACATCGCCTAATTTTGTACCATACAAAACGCAACGATATGGACTTCAATTTCAAAACGATTCACGACTTTAACGACTACTTCAAAGACGAAGAAACTTGTTATCGCTTCCTTGAAAGCCAACGTTGGAACGATGTTCCTGTTTGTCCACATTGCGCCTCTGCAAAAGCCCCGTATGTTGTAAAGGCTCGTGGCAAGTTTCAAGACATTCCTTCCTACCGTTGCAGCGAACGTGGCTGTAAACTGCCTTTCACGGTTCGCACTGGTAGCATCTTTGAAGGTTCAAAAGTAGAACTTCGCAAGTGGTTTCAAGCAGCCTACGAAATTTCTACCTCAAAGAAAGGGATTAGTTCCGTTGAACTTGCTACCCGTATCGGCGTTTCTCAAAAAACTGCATGGTTTGTCAACCATCGCATTCGTACCATGCTCACAAACGTTGCTCCTGAAATATTGGAAGGTACAGTTGAAGCCGATGAAACTTTCGTAGGCGGCAAAAACAAAAACCGTCACGCTTCCAAAAAAGTAGCCAATTCGCAAGGTCGCGCACATCTTGACAAAACGGCTGTCGTTGGGATGCTGCAACGTGATGGGAAAGTCAAAACTTTCGTAGTTGCTGACACAAGTGCTGCTACCTTACAAAGCCTCATGGTTGACAATGTTGCTCCACAAGCCGTTGTAATTACCGATGCTTACGCATCCTACAAAGGACTTGAAAAGCACTTCAATAAGCACATTTCGGTTAAACATACAGCAGGTTGCTACAAAACCGTAGGCGACAACCACACTAACAACATTGAAGGCTTTTGGAGCCAACTGAAACGTGGTGTGATTGGTATTTACCACTACGTTTCTCCCCAACACCTACACCGCTATTGCGCCGAATTTGAAACCCGCTACAATGGACGGAATGAAGGCAATGTTATCCAATTTGTTGAATTGGTAAAAGGAAGTGACAAAAGACGGGTGAGATATAAAGAACTGACTTCAACCTGCCCACTTTGAAAAATGAGCCGCATGAAAATTGCGGCTTTTTTGTTTTGGAGAATTGAATGTTTTCCTATATTTTCGCGGCAAAATCTAAAATTATGTTCAACTACATTATTGACGTACAATTCCTCCCAGAAACAAGTCCTGAAAATATCAAGGACAATGAAAGGGCTTCACAAACTATCCAAATCGTCCAAGAAAGGTTGAACAAGGTTAGTACTGGCGACCAAACGTATGATGTTCAGGTTTCAGGAGTTGTAGAAAAACACGGTCTGATTTCTGGACAAAAATACCAACTGACGAATCAACTTGATGCAGAACTTGTCAGGCGGTTTGAAGCAGCATTGGTCGGCAAGTAATCTATCTCGCACCAACGACTGCCAGATTCATCCTCTATAACCTTGATATTCACAAGGTAATTTTCCCAAAAATCCTTGTCATTCTTTGACATTTTTGCAAACGTTTCTGTGCCATCTGCGAACTCAAAGTAAGTTCTCGTAACTTCCTCAATTATTCTATCCATCTTTTACTCTCCTTTCTTGATAAATATCTAAAACTTTCAATTTTTAAAATTATGTGGACACTAACTTACTCTGGACATAAAGCCGCAGTTGTTCAAGGCAATCGTTACATTTATGAATTTGATTCACTTGACTCCGCAAAAGCAGCAGCCAAGGAAGCAACTCAAATTTATGTGGTTTATGAGCATGGACGTGGGCAACTTACTGAACTTTCACCAGCAGTAAGACAACAGATGAAAGTTATTCCGCCCCAGTCCTATCCTGTGGAATAACTATGAATTCCTTTGGATTTGCATAAAGTTGATATTATCACCCGTTTTCATTCAAAATTTCACTAATAAAACGTTCTTATTATGACAGAAGGCCCACACGACAAAGAAATCGCTCAATTGTTTAATTTTTCAGGTAGTATTATTGTTCGGTGGACTTCCTTGAATTGGGGAATTTCGATGTATATTGATAAATGCAAAAATGGAACCAGTAGTCATAATGAAACATATAAAATTTCAGACAAACCCACTGATTATAGAATTGAGCATTTAGTTAGTTCTTTAAAAAGAAATGGCAAGTTATTTATGTCAGAGTCCGATTTAAAGGCAAAATTAAATAGGATGCGAGAAATTAGAAATTCTATTGGTCATTGGCTTTTAGCAAAGAAAGATGATGGTAGTTGGGGGTTTCATTATGCAAAAAGCAATGCAACAGTTGATGTTGCAAGTCTACATACAGAATTTGTTTCACTTTATTCTGAAATAAATGAACCGTTAACCCATATCATTACAAATCCATGAAAACGGCTACCTACGTTAAAGGATTGGAATAAATGGGTAGGTTTTTGATATTTTTGCACTTCATTAGACTTCTTGCGAAAGTGCTAACTTTCGCGGATGAGCAAGTATGATAAGATAAAAGACCTGAACGATGCTGATTTCCGTCGGCTCACTGGGGTTCAAAAAGCAACGTTTAGCCATATGCTGGAGGTTTATGAGAGTTCCTTGAACAAAAAGAAGAAACTCAAAGGCCGTCCATCTATACTCACACCCGCTGATCAATTATTGATGATGTTGGAGTATAATCGCGAATACCGCACCTACTTTCATATCGCTCAAAGTTATGGTTTGAGCGAATCTAACGCCTACCGTTGCATCAAACGGGCTGAGGAGTTATTGATACGCTCTGGCAGTTTTAGTCTTCCGGGGCGAAAAGTCTTACAGGCTTCGGAGATGAATTTTGAAATTGTCATCGTGGATGCCACCGAGACCAAAATCGAACGTCCCCAAAAAAACAACGAGCCTATTATTCGGCAAAAAAGAAACAGCACCACATCAAAACCCAAGTCGTGATTGACCAAAAGGACGGAAAAATCCTTTGCACAGCATTCGCCAAAGGGCGTGATCACGATTTTGAACTCTTCAAAAAGAGCAAACTTCATCTGGCCCCACAAGTAATATTATTGGCAGATTCAGGCTATCAAGGTATTCAAAAACTACATTCTAACTCGTTAACACCTTTAAAATCCACTAAATTAAACCCACTCTCCAAAGCAAACAAAAAAGAAAATGCAGAATTATCCAGCATTCGGATCAAGGTGGAAAACGCTTTGGCATTTGTCAAACGATTCAGGATTTTCTCAACTCGATATCGAAATCGAAAACGCCGTTTCGGCCTGCGATTCAACCTCTTTGCCGCCATTTGCAACTTCGAAATCAATTTGTCGTGACTTTCGCAAGAAGTCTACTAAATAATTTTAAAATCATGGAAGATAACGCCCAATATTATTTTCGAGGTATTTTCATGTCCTTGTTTATAGACATTGAATTTGTATTGGTCAATTTGCTATGTAGTTTATTAGTAACAGATGGCAAAGATAAAATGACTTTACAGGAGTTTATTACACCAGAAATTTTGCTACGACCTAAAATCAAAAAAATACAAACTATTATAAAGAAAAAACACCCATTGATTCATTCAAAATATCAATCTGACTTGAATGATTTGGGCGAGTTGACTGATTTGCGTAATTCTTTTGCACACCAACGTATTGAAGTAGATGTTAAAAAGGAAATACTGTATTTCATCACTGTTTCAAATGGTAAAAGCCAGAAAAACCCATTTACTTATGAAGTTTTAAACCAAAAGTTTGAAAAATTAAAAACGATAATGACAAACATTTCAAAAATTGAAGATGAGATAGGCAAGTAACAACATGGATTTATTTTACATACGCTGATGTTCCAATTCCGGCAGCGATACAACCATCGTTTGCTTGCCTATCATCCTTTCTTCTATAAGTATCTGAAAATTTTCAAATTTTTACATTGCATATTTAACTAATGTGTTTGATTTGGGTGTAAATGGGTATAGTTGCCTAAATTTTTAATTCAATTGATAGTATTATTCGTTTTCGTATCCGTCTAATTTTGAAATCCAATCGTATGTATATTTGACTAAGTTCATTAGATCGAACCTTTGGGTGAACTGTTGTCTCATGTTCTCTGTATAATGGGCCTGTAACGCTGTAAAATCGTTCAGGATCGTTTCAATTACATTTTCCATATCAGAACCGTCCCATTTAATTGAAGCGTATGTGGATGAATTATAGACGTTTGGGACGGTATTGACGTGTGCCATATCATTTTTCAAAAGTACCGAACCAAATGAAACTGCTTCGATGTCTCTTGGGGCAATTTCTCCATATCCAAAAGGAGCGAAAACAATCTTACTTTTCTGCATCACTTCATAATATTCTTTCGGTGGAAGATGTTGTCCATGTTCAATCAATCGAACCTTGTACTTAGACCCAAGTTTTCGGACAGTTTCAACCAATGGTCTTCGGAAATCGTTATAAAAATCACTATGTTTAGTCAGCCATTCCCAATTATCTTTCACTGGGAATGAAAACAACGCACAAATATCATATTCTTTTTCAATTTTGCCATAGTCAAACCATTGGGGTTGGGTAGTCGATAACCAATTGCACCCGCTTAACATGACATCTTCAAATCGTTTACTTTGAATTTCAACAGGATCAATTGAATAATTATCAGGTTCAAATTCAGATTTCCCCCAATAAAGTCTTCCCATTTTTGAAGGAATTGAATACATGGAAGTATTTGAATACATGGAATTTTTAAATAGCTTCTTTGCGTTTGAAAATTTAAAAACATCCCAGCTTCCCATCAGACTTGGACTATCCGCACCATCAAATAAAAATACGTCTCCTTTGGCTGCATAACGATCAACCACTTTCAAACCAGCGTCTACACAAAAATTATAATCGTAATTTTTATGGATAAACGTAGGGTGAGCCATCCATAATTGATCCCAATCATTTCCTTGGGTAACAAATTGAATTCCTACCTCTCGGAATAACCTTCGCATGTGGTTAAACAAAAACGGGCGAAAAGTTGTTTCCACCCGATGTTTTTCAATATCATGAATTTTAATTTTTATCATCTGAATTGTTCGTAAAATTCATTTTGTTTTTGTTGGCGGTGCAATGATTTGATATGATAAATCATCCAATTAAAATCATTATCAAATCTAGTTTCTGTTGCATACCCAGTCAACCTTTCATGAACTGAACCTTCGTATCTAATCCTTGGACTATTTTTCCAAATCCGTTGTTGAGGATCAAATGGATTTACAAGTTCAACTGTATTTCCAATTCCAAGCGATTGGATAAATTCATCAGCAACAATATCCATTGTCATGACATTCCAGCCTTGTGACTTAGCATAATCAGAAGTCAAACCTTTAACTACGTTGAACCGTGGAAGGATGAACATTTCAATATCAAGGTTCCCATTCAAAATTTCCTTGATGTTAATTAATAGATTCGGATGAATCAATTCATCAGCATCGATCAAAAAACAATAATCACCTGTTGCTTGCCTGATTAAGTTATTTTTAAACGAAGCAAAGTCCTTTTTGAGTGGGTATTCTATGTATTTAACCCTATTATCCTTCATTGCCCACCGGACAACTGAAATAACTTCATCGGTAACCTTTCCTTGGTCACCTTGGATAATTATTTCATCCAAAGGTTCAGTAAATTCAAATAATTGAACCAATAATCGTTTTAATTCTTCATGTTCGTTATGAACAGCTATCAAATAACTAATTTTCATTGTTTCTTTTCTGAAATTCATTAAGAGCATCGATGAAGTTAACAAATTCAACTTCACAATTAGGATCAAGAGCCTGACGACCTACGTCTGGAATGGTTCTGACTACTTCAAAGGTTTCATCATCCAAAATATTTCTGAACGAATTTACTCCCCAATTACCATTTTCAAGCGGCAAAAGGATTGAATTAGGCGAAAAGGAAATAACCTTATACCATTTTTGGCCTTCCATATCAATAAAAACCGATTCTTTAATGAACGGTGGAAGTTTTTCTTCAAATCCCTCGTTCCACTGCATCCAATGGTATCCTGTTTCAAGGCACAAATCCATATCAGGGTTAGATACCACACTTTTATTGCCCGTCAACGGGCTGATTTTATCGTAATTCCAAGTATTCATTTTTAAGTTATTTTTTTGAGTTGTGGAAGGTTCAATTGGATTCTTTTCGGTTCAGGAGTAACGTATTTATTCCAGATGTTCAGAAATTTCAATCGCATCGCTTCCAATGAAAAGTTATCTTTCGTATATTTCACCATCTTTCGACTTCTTTCAAGATGTTTATCGTAATTTTCAAATACATCTATCATTAATTGACCTGCGTATGGATAATTGACCGTGAACCATTGACCTTCTTTTGGTAACCATTCATTTGATGCGCTTCGATCTATTTGGGTCAATTGACCGGGAAGTAAACAAGTGAAATCAGGATTCAAAAAGTCCATTTGACCCGAATAACCTGAGCAAATAATCGGTTTTCCGGTAGTTGTAAATTCCAAAATGGGCAATCCAAATCCTTCCCCTTTCGTAAATGAAACCAATGCTTTGATTTTTGGGTGATTGTAAAGCGTATTCATTTCTGAATCACTTAAATCTCCATTAATCAAATATACATTTGGAAGTTTACCGCTAAATCCTTCTGACCGTACAATTTCTTGGATGTCATTAATTTTTTTTATGATTTGATCTCGTTCGGGAAATGAGAATCCTGCGCCATTCACCTTCAAAACCAACGCAGGACGGTTCTTTTTATTTTTAAATGAATCGTAGAAGACCTTTACGACCGAACCAATATCTTTCCGATCTTGGCCTAATTCTCCCTGAGTCCACATCCCGCAGCAAAGGTAAGCAAAAGGCTCCTTAATTTCATCCAACTGCCTGACAATTGGACTATTCTTAACATATTTGTTTTTATCAAATACTTCCAAGTCCAAACCTTCAAACAAAACCTCAAACGGCTTATCGACTTGAAGTGTATGTTCAATTCGACCATTTGGGTCTTTTTTGTCGTATTTAGTTCCCAACAGAACATCTTTGGTGAATTGACTCGGAACAATTACCAAGTCGGCAATATTACATCCCTCAATAAATTTCAATGGGGCGATATTTACCTCGGTTCCAGCCGAAATTAGAAAACTTTTTCTTCCAATTCGTTGTGCTTCTGACGGAATTGAAATTTGAATACTTACATCTGGCTGCTCCCGCAGTTCAGTAATCTCGTGTTGCAGCCATAATTGGTGCATTGGATTATCAATGTTAATTCCTGTCAATGGGGTACTGCCCCATTTGGTTGAAATTAGTTTAATCTCAAAGTTATCGGTTATTTCAGGTGTATTGAAAATTGCGTATAAAATCAGGCGGGAATGTTGCCCGTACCCAGATCTCGTTTTAAAGGGGCTGATTACTACAAGTGTTTGCTTGCTCAAAATTATAATTCCTTAATTATTTTTATTATGAATTGAGTTGCTTCATATTCGTCAACTTCTTCTATGTATCCATCCGTATCCAATTTTCCATCGATAAATCCATGTTTAATCAACGCAGTATAAACATCATATTGCCATCCTGAATTACCAAAAGGCCTTTTACCACTGAAACCTTCTTCATCTATCCATAATTGAATAAGTAGTTTCTTGAAATATTCGCGCAAGGTAATTTGCTGGTTTAAATCATTGGAATATATTTCTATGTCTAAATGGGAAGTCATGATTTTTGGTTGCGTTTGATTTCTGTTTTAAGGGCTTCAATTTCAAGTTGCTTTTGTTGAATAAGATTTTTAAGTTCTTTATTTTTGACGTGAATTAAATATTTATCTGCAACCTTATCCGTTTCCAGATTTATATATACATCTGGCTGTAAACGTTCTTTTAATTCAGTGTCAGTTAAATATTTTTTTAACACTAAAATATCTTCTAAATATTCAACGCTATCATTGAATTTGGTAAAAAACTTGTCACAATCAGCCTTAGTACCAATTCCGGCCACATCGTAGTCTTCCGGGTACATCGCACATTTAATAATTTTGTTATCAATTAAATTACTTGCTGCTTGAACAGATTCTTCCAATTCATAAAATTTCCTAACTGACCCAAAATTGTTAACCTTTTCAAGCCAACTATTCAATTCGGATTGGATTTCTTCGGGTGTCTTTGTTTCTTTCATAATTAATCGTTCCACATTATCCCGTCGGATTCGACAGGTTTACGTTCTTGAATTTTAACGGTTTCGTACTTAGGTTTAGGTTTCCAAGTTTCAAACAGCGTATCGACTGCTTTGATAAATTTCTTACCCATTTCAGGACTTGACATTCCACTTTCTTCGCTCATGACCCAATTCCTACCAAGTAAACCGCGAGCATCACGTTCTTCAATTCCAAGATTATAAATGTAATTCAAACCATTGGCCGCATCTTCGGCATCACAATAATCGTCAAAGATATAAGGGGTCATGGGGGAACCTTGCAATGCCCTAGCCCTTGGAAAAATCGGATAAGCCCATTTACCACATTTCTTGAAATGCCCACGGTGATTGGAAGTAAAATTAGAATCGATTTTAATCCAATTACCATCTTCATCTTCAAATCTCATTTGATCTTGAAGCCCACCAGTAACGGGGGCAATCAACATCGTGCCACACATCAGACTTTCATTGGCTGCCAATCCAAAACCTTCGGCACTTGACATGAAGAAAGTACAATCGGCAAGATTATAAAACCAATTCATTTGTTGAGGTGGAAGATAATCTTGATTAAACAAAACTTTATAATTTGGGCAAATAGCTTTTTTAACTGCCATTAAATCAGTACCATTATCATCTACTACGGCAGTTTTCATGATCAAACAACATCTTTTTGCCTGTTCCTTTGGAAGTGAATCGCAAAACCTACGATAAGAAAGAATTATATCGCCGGGTTGTTTCCGACGCACGTTACGACTGTTGTAAAACACAATAAAATCGGCATCATGTGCTTTTTTAAAATCAGATTTGAATTTCTGAAAATCATTCCAATCGGGACTATCAGGTGTTTGTTTGTAATAATATTTTACGGAGCTTCCGTGAGGTACATATGCTAATAGTGTGGGTTGTTTATTTTGCATTTTTAGTTTCCTGTTCATTTAATGCTTTTTCTAGTTGAATTGAACACCATTTTGAAATTTTAAATCCATTTTTTTCACAGAATATTTTAATCCTGTCGTGAATGGTTGGATCAATCAATATCGGTTTTTCCGTTATTTTCATTTTGTCCTTCATATTTGTTACTTTTTAAAATATTTTCTAACCACGGAAGCATTTGAAGATTTGAAAAATGACCAATAATTTCTGGGTCAATTTGATGTTTGAATCCGTAAGAAATCGGAACTATATGATCTACATGATATGCATCAGGGTCGGTTGTTGCATTGCCACGCTTTTCATAATTTTCTAATAGATGTAATGGTTGTTTATTTGTATGAAACCATACTTGCGAATAATAAATTTTGCGATCATCGGTACTGAGTAACCAATCTTCATATGTCAAATCGTCGTGATAATTATTTACTGCAATTTTTCTACGAGTTTCTCGGTATTCATCTGATTTCATCCAATTTTGATATACTTCCGAATTTCGTCTGGATTCGCCCATATTAAATTTCCACTCTTCACTAAATGGCGGGCGTTTTTTACCCTTTAATTTGTTCGAATGGGTAACTCTCCAATGTTCATATTGTTCATGACCACCCATATGTTCTACGATATTAGTGGTTTCCCAATATTTTTTATTGGCAATACTAATTTTGTTTTTATGTTCTTCTGTTTTTTTACAAGCACATTTTCTACATTTAGAATTATTTTTAAGTGCATACTGCAAAGCATCTTTACTAGAATAAATTTGAATTGTTTCGCAATCTGGATTAAAACATTTTTTTGTAAATTCCGACATTTCATTTCTCCTGTTTTTATTTATTTTTATACATATAAGTATGTAAAAAATTCAAAAAAAATTTAGAGAAATGAAATTATAATTTATCAAATCAAATCTAAATCAAGAGTAGGAGTACCATGATGTTTAAGAACTTCTTGATTGACTATTTTAGTTTGTCGATTGATTGACATTAACAAATCACAAGATGCATATGCACTTGAATTCCAAAAAGATACCGGAAAATTATCCCAAATTTGTAAATAACACAAGGGTATTTTGTATTCTGACCGAATTTCATGTTCCATATTGAACACATGGCCAAAAAATCTTGGGTCTGTTATCAAAAGCATCATATCCGGCTTCTCAATGCCAATAATTTCGCGGATAACATCGGCATTGCCATAACCTGTGTGACAATACACTTTCACATTAACATTTTCTACATTCGTTTCACGTTCGATTTCTTCGCTAAGGTTCAGGATTTTGCCATGATCGGGGTGTTGAAGTGCTGCTCCTAACTGAACCCAATCGTATTTATGGCAAGTAGCCATGACCAATTCTTTGGAAATTGTCGCGATTCCAGAATTGTACTGCATCGAATCACTGATTAAAAAAATCTTTTTCTTCTTTGGTCTATTTGAATTGACCTTCTTTAACTTTGGTAATTGAATTTGCAATTTAAAGACTCCTTTCTTCGTCTTTTTTATTTGTTTGGTAATTTAGGTAATTGATAAATTCCGGCGAACGGTAGTAAACAAATGACAATAAATGCTATTAAGTTAAATCCTTCAAGTGGAAATCGTGAATCATTCCACAATATTGGTATTGCCATTAAACTGAACCCGAAGGCTATTCCACCTAAAAAAATCCCAATCGGATTATAATTATTTTTCATTTTCGTCTTTTTTATTTTTAAGATATTCTTGCATTTGTACGTCTAAACTTTCATCATCGGTAAATTCATTCCCGCAATAAACACAAATAAACGCTTCACCGTCTTCGGTGCGTTGTGCAAGTTTCAGTTCTGAATGGATTGAATTTATTGGATAACAGGTTTTACAACCGCACAAATTTAATTTTAAACAATTGGGGCAACTAAATCCGCCCATTGTTTTATAGTTCATTTGGTTTTGATATAAGTTTTTCGCCAATAACCTTTTCTTGTTTCGATAAAGAAATATTTATTGCCTTGTTTAAAAATTTTAACGACTGAACCTTTGTGTTTATATTTTTGGTTCGTAACCGTGACATTCCTGAGTAAAGTTGTTTCAGAATACCACGGACTATATGTTTGCGAAAAGCAGTTAATGGTTATCATCACAAACATACCTATAAATATCATTTTCAAATTAAATGAAAATGATTTTCTTCTTCTTTTTTTCAGCATACCGTTGAAGTGGTTTGTAGATTTGGTTCCATTTTGGATATTCAGGTTCATACCCTACAAAGATAATATCGGACTGATCAATTAGGATTTGATACCGTCTAGGTTCATGCGAAACATGAAAGCCCTTTTTAAAATAATTTTCGGATAAAAACGAATAGTTATTCCAACCAGTGTAGCACGGATTAAATTCAGAATAATCCATTTCAAATTGCAAAGCGTATTTCTTAACGTCCCGTTCGATTCCTTCTTTGTTTCCACCACTATGAATGGTTACTGATGAATACCGTTTCTTAATGCCAAATAACAGTTCTTTTACTTTTTTAGTCTTCTGACAAGTTTCAGGACCAATAATACCGATTTTAACCGTTTCTCCTGTTTTCATTCGGACAAAGTTCTTGGTTATCTTTAAATTCACAAAACCTGCAATTAAAGGAACCTTTTCCTGCTAAGGCTTCATAGTGAACTAATTTATTATAGGTTCCATCTGGAAGGAAACAAGCATTCACGAACGCTTCAAATGACTTCAAGGTTCGACCATAAGAAATAGTTCCTTGTGCTGGTTTGAACCTTTGAATCCTGCGTTGAGGCCATTCAGAATCAGGATCTATTTTCCGCTTTAAAATTACAAATTCAACTTCAATATGATCCAACGGAATCCCGTATTGCTTTGAAAAATAAATCTTGTAAAGCAACAATTGATCAATCTTAGTCTGATCGGCTTTATCCCATTTATTCCAACCTTTACCGGATGTTTTCAAATCCCAAATATAAAACTTAGGTTTGGTTTTATCCTTGAAAACGACGTCTAAAAACCCAATCAAAAGAACATTCGGTTTGGATTCAACCGGAGGGATTAAAATCGAAAGTTCGGTTCCTGCAAGTACCCACCGTTTACGATCGACGTAAGTAGTTCTTTTTTTCCGGAGATAATTTAGCGTCTCCAACCCATCCAAATAAAATTCCATCAGCTCTTCCTTGGTGGAAAAGTGACATTGATATTTTTCAACATCTGCGGCATAATTTTGCTTTAATTCTTGAATCAGAAGTTTATCAAATTCCAATGCATCTGCTTTTTTAACAGTTTCTTGGAATAATACTTGGAAATAATGCTGAATGATGTTGTGCATTGAATTTCCAAAAACCGTGTGAATTGACGGTTTATCTTCCTTAATCCTGTCCGCATATTTTAATTTCCACCTTAACGGACATTTTTGATACGTGGAATATTGGGTGTAACTGATGTAAGTGCTGTTTTCGGGTTTGGTTATTTGAGGTATATCGAATTCTTTACTTACAAATGTTGCTTTCACTTCTTTAAAAGTTTGACGAAACTACCTATAAGTCCAAGTATAAGTGAACCTATTAAGATAATTCCGGTTAAAATTAAAATATTAACTATATGGTTCATTGATTGAACCTTGGAATTTGTGTGATATTGGTATTCTTAGAGTCCAAAATCACTTTTAATTTGCTTATCCATAAAACCACTTCCACGGATATACTCCTTTATTTGTTCGGGTGAAATACAAGCAAGACAACTTTCAACTTCTGTTTTGGAAAGTTCTAACCTTTGACTTAAAAACTTTAACAAGGCTTCGCGCTTGGAATCAGATTCAACCTTAGATTTGATGTACTTAACAAAGAATTTTTGTTTGGGTAAAAGTCCCAAATAAAACTTATAATATTGTTCAGTTGTCATTAAATCCGTTATATGTTGAACTTCTGCGATTATTTCCAAATATTCTTTCTTCATTGAAAGCCATCTGTTAAACATATATGGCTGAATATTTTTGCGATCGCCTTCTGATTGCTTTTCCCACGGAACCTTGTTAAAGGTGATGTCGTTTAGAAGATCAAATATTGTCTTCGGTTTCAAATTTGAATGAGACTTCATTTTTTTTGTTGTACTTAGTTTCAGATTTAATCCCACGATTTTCCAATTCAGTCTTTAACGATTCGGTGAATTGTACAACTTCTGGTACAGGTTCAACTACTGGTGTCGGTTCTGGATTATACGGTTCAAAGAATTGTTCACGTGACTCGATTGCCAATCGTTTCCATTCCCATTCATTAATGATAGCGCCCTTATCATGACGTTTCCAGTTACGTTTGCAAATAAATAATTTTTCACTCATTTTATTTTCCTCTTTGGTTTAATTTTACATATTCATCAATTAGTTCGACTAAATCAATTTTTTCACCATTTTCAAAAATGATAAGTCATTTTGTTTTATCTGGGTCTAATATTTTTTTGTCCCGTAAAAATTCGATCGCAGTCATAACTAACTCAACTTTATTTTTGAATCTTCTTGTTTTGTAATTCCTAGTGCTTCTTCTACGTCAGTCATTCCTTCTGGAAACATTTCAAACAATGGAGTTAGACAGTCTTGACAACGGAAGGCTTGTACTGGAAATATCGTGTCTTGTGGTTGTCCAGTAACGAACCTTGAAATCTTCCGTAAAAGGATGGTTTGTTCAAAAAAATATCCTTGACAAGTTCCACATTGGATTCCGGTGCTTTTTTGCATAGCGCCCAACAATTGGGCATTTAATTGTTCTGGTGTTGGTTGCATTTATAATTCCGATTTTAATTCGTTTGAAATTTGAGAATAAGTTACTGATCCGTCATATTCATTTAGCTTCTGCTCGTATGAATCAATAACGGTTTCAGAATATTTTATGATTATTTCTTCTAAGTCTTGACTATCAAAATTCTTCATTGAAAAATCAGAATAAATAAACCCCTGCTCTTGTAAAAAATCTAATACGGTTGTCATATTCCAGCGATTACATAAAATTTTTTAATGAATTGATATTCTTCTTTCTTTTCGTTATACTTGGAAATTTCTTCCAAATCAATACAATTGTCATTTCCAAAATAAGGATGCTTACATTCAGTTCCAGTAAATGAATCCTTCGGGATTACAAAATTATGAGCCGGACCCAATCGTTCAATGATAGGAATCGAATCAGGTGGGAGTGTTTTTAATTTTTCGATTAATTCTTCTACGGTGAAATAGTTCATTTCAATTCAGTTAATATTTGGATAATCATGGCAGCAACAGGTATTTCTTTGTCTGTTACTTGCGCTGCTTTAAATTGATAATCTGCTAAGGTTAAAATAATATTTGATTGGCTTCCATCGCCAATATATTCGTGTATGTTTTCAAATAAGTATCTGAACAGATCATCAAAATCACGAACCTTTGCATCAGCAATGATTTGCCGGATATTTTTGAAAATTACATCCGCAGGTCTATTCATATCTTTCAATTCTGCAACAACCTTTTCACAATAACCTGCGAGTAATTTAATATCTTGGGCAACTTCAAGTTTACCAGACAAGGAATTTCGCTGCAACGAATTAATTATTCGGCGTTGATCTGGATAATGTTGTTCTACGATTGCAATTACATCTTTCGGGTCAAATTCAATATTTTCAGCCTTTAAAATTTCAACTGCTCGAAATGCAACTGTTTTCTTATCAGGAGGGGAAATATGAAAATAAGTTAGCCTCGATTGAATAGGATCAATTATCTTTTCCACGAAGTTGCAGGTAAGGATGAACCTTGCCGTCTTTGAATAAGTTTCTAAAATTCCTCTCAATCCAGCTTGAAAATTAATAGTCAAAAAATCCGCCTCATCCAAAATAACTAATTTCCATTTAGAAAATCCAGAAGTTGAAACAAACCCTTTAACCTTATCCCGAAGCACATCTACACTGTTTTCGTCAGAAGCATTAATATAAAGCAGGTCTGCATCTAAATGTTTGGCTATAATTTTTGCAAGAGTCGTTTTGCCTTGTCCGGCTCCACCATGAAAAAGTAAATTTTGAATATCTCCATTTTCAAGTGCTTTGGAAATTTTCAACTTCACATCTTCATTTCCAACATAATCATTAAGTGTCTGTGGACGATATTTTTCTGTCCAAATTGTTTGCATAGTTTTCAGATTTTATAATAGTTTCAAGTATGGTGAAATCATGGTCAATTACAAATTCAAAATTATATCCAGCAGCAATAGAAAAGTTTCTTTTAAGTTGATTGACATCAAAATCTTCTAAATATGTACCAGTACATTTGACTTCTACAATTAAATTCAATGATTTTATAAATATATCTGGATAATATCGTTTTATTATTCCGTTATTATCATAAGTAATTATTGGATGATCTTTTCCACAAGTAGTAATATCATATTCATCAATACCAGATGCGATTAAAAAATCCAAACATTTAGGCTCAAAACCTTGAACATTTACAATTTTACCAGATGGGAATATATATTTTTTAAATTTCCAACGACCAACTCGATTCAATGATACTCCGGTTTTTAATTCATATATTCTTGCACATGATGGTGAGCAATATGTAAATTTATACCCATTAATATATGATGAAAATTTAACAAGGCTGCCACACTGGATACATTTATCTTCATCTGGCTTCTTTTTAAAAATATCATAAATAGTTTTAGATATTAATTCACCCTCGACGCGATAATCCGAATGATTATGTTGGAAATGAGATGTTATGGCAGCAGCATTTTTGAAAATTTTATTACATATAGGACATGGTTCATCATTAACTGGCCGATGGCCTCTATATTTTATTATAAATGTATTTGATTTTTTTCTATATTCCCCATTACAGCTATATGATTTACATAATTTTTTATATCCATCAAAACAATTTACAAATTTTGTAGGTGAATTACATATCATACAATTTGTTATGGTTTCATACGTATCATAATAAGATTTAGGAGTAATTTTATGGGTTCTAACCAAATGATTTACTACACTCTGTAAATTATTAGATTCAAAATTATTACATATTTTACAAATCATTCATATTCCTGTAATTTTTTTGAGTTCATTTAAAAATTTTTGATTGTCATAATATTTTTGACCAAATTCAATTGCATCCGTTTCTACCTTAACCTTCCATTCATCATAATTATCAATTCTATCGGTAAAAAAGTCCGATAACATCATGCGGTGACGCATCATATATAAATATTTATTTTTCTTAGCCATTTGAATTTCGGGTATCAAATATTCGTCCGAAAACAACATCTGGAATAATTGTTTCCTTTGCAAGAAAGGAACTACCCCATACAACATTGCTTCGTAAATCAATACGGGATCATTATCCATTTCTTTCGGACAAAACAAAAACTTAGCCTCTTTGAGCAGTTCTTTATATTTTTCCCTTGTCGTATGGGTTCGCCACGAATCAATGAATAATAAATCCTTATGATGGTCGCCGCGCATTCCTTTCCAAACCCTTAGTTGAATTTCATCCTTGACTGGCCACGGGGTAAAGACTAAGTTTTGTTTTGGTTTTTGCTTGACTTCATCTTTCAAATAACCAAATGGAAATCCAGTAACTACACCAGCTTCTTTAACACTCTTATGTCGACTTGAAAACATTTTTTGATGTTCTTCCGAGAAAAAACAATTCAAATCGTAGGTCTTAAACAATGACATTTCAAAGTTATAGCCCCAATCGGTTTTCATCTTCAATCGCCTAACCATTGGACTGGTCTTATTAAAGACAGAATTGCCCCAGAATCCAATCATCTTGATGTCTAATCCATATTCATACCTGAAAAAAGAAAGTGGCACAGTGACGTAATTCCAAGCGTTAGCGAAGACAAACACATCACCATCCTTGATTTCGTTGATAGCAAATAAGTCAAGCAACGTTCTAAGTTGCTGGTGCTTAAACGAAATATCGGAAAATAAAAACGATTCATATCGCTGATATTGCCCTTCGATTATTCGGACTTTATATCGATCGAAGTCCGTATGAAAGAAACATTCGCGCCAATATGCATCCGAATAATCGTTTATAGGGCTAAAATCACCGAATACGAAAAGGTTAGGCTTATTGATCTGCTCGATCGCTTCCACTCAATACCTTCACAACTTTGGTTTCACTTACAGACATCAGTTCCCAATCGAAGTTCACACCAAAGTATTCTTTGGTCACGATCACTTCTACTTCTGTTACTGATTCGGCATCGACAAGATAAACTTCCGTAGCTTTCTTGATTTTACCTTTGTCATCTTCCTGTTTAACTTTCACTTTTGCTTGATAAAACATCTTAATGTGTGTTTAATTGGTTAAAAAATTTAAGTTTCAAATATTCGACTACTTCCAAATGCCCAAACACAAAGGTTAAGACACTAGGATGATTGTCTCCGCAAATTCCTATGCAATGAAATATGTCAGTCATGTTCGGGTAATTTAATGTTCAAAATCGAACCTTTATCGATTCTTGTTTCCATATATGAAGCATATCCTTGTTGGATATTTGGGACTTGAATTAATTTTACTTCATCGGCAGCCAATTGAAGACATTCCATAGCATACCATTCTGCATATTCTTTCATCGCTCGAATGTAGTCACTTTCAGTTATTTCTGGATATTCTGGCCATCTAGTTATGTCCCGATACTTGTTCAAGATTTCTTCTATCTTACTCATGAATTGGTCTAGTTTCAATTAAAGCGTTAACAATAAAATTACCATCTTCAATATCATAATGTTTGATTAGACATCTATATTCAACTTTTCCGGGATAATCGGTAAATTCATATTCAATATTCCAAGTGTCAATATCTTCTGGCATTGAATCTAACCATGAATCAATTGGAACCTTTACTTCCACCAATTGCTTGAATAATTCAAGAGTATTCGGGAATTTGTGTTGTTCTAATTTCATTTCTTTTATAAGTTTTTTTATTTAATCCATTCACCATACGCATTTTCATACGCTTCGACTGGATCGATGTTAGGATTTTCTTTAATTTCTTTTAAAGCAGATTGTTCAACTTCCCACCGTAAACCGAACCTTTGTGCCTCTTCCAAAATTAAAGCGATTTGTTCAAAATTTCTGTCTATCATCTTTTTAGTCCTAAGAGTTCTGAATTTTCATGGATGTTTCCGATTACTTCAAAGTTAGATTCGCCAGCGTTAGTTTCTAGTAAATTCCATTTTGCTTCCCAATCTAACCATTTAACTTCTTTTGTTTTAATCGGAAATTTTTCTACTGGTGTATTGAATAAGTGTTGAGTGTAACTTACAACATCACCTTCGTAAATCTCTTTACCATTCTTGTCGTATAGACCAGTGAATTGCATCGGAATAATATTCAGACATTCATATTCCAAATTATCATCGATGTTTGAATAGAAGCAATATGAATCGTCATCTATTGGTATATAAGAAAATTCACCATCTTTGATTCTAAGTTCAAAGTTTTCGTCATCGTCATAATACATTTCTTTATTATGCGGACAATACAATCGAAATTTAATTAATCTATTCATCGTTTTGAAGGTGTTAGTTTAATGTTACAGTCGATCCAATCGAATATTGGTTCGTTCAGTTCTTTAAGTCGATTGAATACGAATAACTTTCCAGTTAAATCCAATTTCTTTAATTCCCTGACTAACCTATCAGTTTTTCCGATAAAGAAGTATTGTCGTTTGAAATTTTTAACTGCCAATTCAAGTTCGTAATTCATTTGGAACTTAAACAAGTAGCAGAACCTTAATGCGCGAACGATTCTAATTGGGTCAGAGTATAATGTCTCGCGTGGATTGGAAGGGCAAATTAAAAGTCCGTCGGATAAATGTTTCCGACCATTTAAGGGATCAATGATTTCACCTGTTTCAACATCCTTTGCGATTGCGTTAATCGTGAAATCCCTACGTTTCAAGTCATCTTCCAAGTCACCAAAAACGACTGTAAAATCAGCCAAAAGGTTCGGATAAACAGGATGGAACTTAGAAAACTTACACCGGAACGTATTACATTCAGGTTTAAAAGCATAAGTAATAAATCCATTTTGATTTAAGTATTCCTTTACTTCATCAATCGTACTACCAACAATCACGTAATCAACATCGTTGGAAGATTTACCCATCAATTCATCCCGAACCTTTCCACCAACTTCATATAGCTTAATTGGATTCATTTTTAATTAATTTCAAATGATTTAAGGTAGTATTTTGCTTCAAAATCTTCGCCTTGAAATTCAATGGTCATCAAACCTTGATTTGAAAATGTCATTTTGGCTTCTCGATAATCAGAATTTTCAGATAAGATTGCAACTACATTTGAACATGAAAAATAAAGTGGTTCAAATTCTTCGGTTACCGTACAATTTTCTGATTTAACTTTGATGTTGTTGACGTTCGACTTAGGATTATAATTCACCACAAAATCAACCGAATTATCAAAGTTATTCGGGATTACAGCGAACATAGTTGCATCTGATAGTGCTTTGCGAGCCTTAATAAAACTCTGGATAAAATCTTTCTTCAACGAAAATTCTACGTCAACCTTCGGGGATGCCTTTAATTGAAATCGTTCATCCACCTGAGCCGGATCAGCCAATGCAACAGTAGCATCGATTTGATTGTCAGAAACGGTAAGAACGTTTACGTAGCTTTGTCCTACTTTTTTAAGTTTAACTTCAACATCCTGACCAAAGGCTCCCAAGATTGAAAGAAACTGTTTAGTATTCCCGATAACAAATTCACCGTCTGGAAGTTCAAGGTTATAATCAACCACTGCCAAAACAGATTTATCACCAGACCGAATTGAAACCTTTGCAATGTTATTTTCTACTGTGATCGGAACTGGTAACCAATCCTGACCCGATTCTTTTGTCAAGGTTCCGGCCAAGTAATACTTCTGGATAAATTCTTGTAAGTCTGCTTTTTTCATTTAATTATTTATTTTTAAATTTTTTAGTAGTATCAATTAATTGATGATAATTTTTCCAAAACCATTCAATAAACAATGGCTCGTAATATAATTCTTCAAAATCTAGTTCATCTAACCCTTGATATTCGGGCGGGATTTCATCAAATAATTGATATATTTGCCATTTGGATATATAATTAGGGTCCAATCCTTCAAATTTATTCATGTGTTGATAGTTTTAAAAGTTC